CATCAATGGTATTGTGAATGCAATTTACCACCGATGTGTCTACAATCGTGTTGTAACAGACAAGTCACTGTTATTCGAAGATAATGTTCGTGTAACTTTTTATGGTGACGATAGTTTGTTTGCCCCAAGCCAACAAGTGAGTGATAAATTTCATTTTAACACACTCTCCACAGAGTTTGCGCGTGTCGGTATAAAATACACGCCCGCAGACAAATCGGATAGTGCACCTGATTTTGTTCCACTTGAGGATGTTGATTTCTTGAAACGTACTCCTATATACAACCCTGATTTGAAGATGTATTTGGGAGCTCTGTCAACAGAGTCGATTCTGAAATCCTTATTTTGTTCTGCCAGTGATACGCTTCCCGCTAACATTGCATCTGGAGTTAATCTGGATGGTAGTATTCGCGAGATGTTCAATCACGGGCGCGGACCTTATGAGGAATGGCGAAATAAAGTCCATACTATAGCTTCCACACACAATTTGGGTGCGTTCATTAACAACCTCAATACGTCGTATGATAGCTATATGGCAAATTTTGTACGTAAGTACCTCCCCGAGCCTGAATCTCATTAAACTTGTCATAAACGCGTACTGCCGCGCGTTGTGTTAAAGAGCAGACTACATATTTGGATACCATTTTCGTGATCATTTTTCTCGTAGATCGCGGAGATAGGCTTTATGTTTTAGGAATTAGATGTATTTACATAGGATTTGTCCACCAATTTTGAGATCGTGCTGTACATAGTTTGACACTACTTGTGCAGTATTAAATATAATGTGTTACCAATTTTGATTTACTTAGACGGTTTAAGAAGCCCCCACAATGTGCTTCATGTGTAAGTCCGCAGGATAGCGGCAAAATTTTAGAATTGCTTGAAAAGATTTATTGTTCAGTACGCGAGATACAATCGCGCGTCGCTCGAGATAATCCTTCTCGCAAGCGCACTTTTGCCACTCTGGATTCTCATTCAGAGGTGGAAGTTGCGCGAGGTGAAACAGGATCTAGACAAATTTTGGAGTTTGTTGATTCTGATCCTGGTTATGGTATGAATATACCAGCTACCAAGGATGAAACATTCGACTCTATTCAATCTGGCGACTCCTCGCTAGGTGAATTTCTTAGTCGACCTGTTAAAATATACGAAGATCGGTGGAGTTCTACTCTGCCCGCTGCTATAGCTGCAGGTTTTAATCCCTGGAAATCATTTTGTGAAAACCCTGCTGTTTTCGAGAAGTTGAAATATTTCAATAACTTGAGTGGTAGCTTGGTTGTTAAGGCTATGATAAACGGAAATGCTTTTATGTATGGCCGTCTTATGCTCGCCTATGAGCCATTACCAAATGACTCTGATCTCACAAATGCCCTTTTGCTGGATCGGTACTATGTACCACTTTCCCAGCGACCGCATATTTTGCTTAACCCCACATCATGTGAGGGTGGCACTATGCACTTACCATTCTTTTGGTACAAGAATTACCTGAGTATTCCCGAACGTGATTGGGATGACATGGGTGAGATAGCAATTGTACCACTTAATCCATTATTACACGCTTCCGGTGAGAACGTGAGTGTGACTATAACTGTATATGCGTATATGGAGGACGTTGTATTGACAACTCCTACAGCTTTGCAGTCTAGTTCATTACTCTATTCTCACGGCAAAGGACGTTCTACGTCTATGCGGGTCAATGATGAATATGGTAAGGGTATCATTTCCAAACCTGCTAGTGCAGTTGCTGCTGCAGCAGGGTGGTTAAATAAGTTACCTGTGGTTATTCCGTATGCTCGTGCTACGGAAATGATCGCTACTCGTATTGGTCAAGTGGCAACTTTGTTCGGCTATTCCCGTCCTCCAAATATCAATGGAGTTGACCAGGTGAAAGTTATGTCTTCTGCTCCCTTTGCGGTGGTTGATCGTAGAGATGAGGTACTCAAGCTCACTCTCGATTCAAAGAATGAACTAACTATTGATCCACGGACCGTTGGGCTTGCAGCTCAAGACCACATGGGTATAGTAGATATTGCTCAAAAGCAGTCGTATCTCGGTACCACTCGCTGGGCGACATATGACAATGGTGATATACCAGGGGTCGTGCTATTTAATAGCAATGTCACTCCTGCGTTGAGCAATAATGTAGGTACTACTTACAGTATGACACCGATGGCATTTATGTCACAGATGTTTGAATACTGGCATGGTACAATTACCTTTCGGTTTCAAGTCGTTGCTTCTAATTTTCACAAGGGTCGGTTGCTTTTGCAATATGATCCAAATGGATACTTGAACGTAGACGCTAACAAGCAGTATTCGGAAGTAATAGATATTGCTGAAACTCGCGATTTTGAAGTAGATGTTGGGTGGGGTGTTTCTGCACCCTTCTTGAAGATACGGAAAATCGGCGATGTGCCCGAAGATTGGGCGACGAAAGGTACACTGGCTCCCTTAGATCCTGTCCATAGTAATGGGCAGTTGACTCTTACTGTCTTGAACGAATTGACAGTTCCTGGGGACCCGGTGACCGCTCCTGATATTTATATCAACATTTGGGTTAAGGCGTGTGAAGACATAAAGTTTGCTGTACCTGATAGTGAAAAGATTTCGACACTGTCAGTTACACCCGAAATGATTTCTTCTTCGTTATTGGAGTCGCATTCCGACGCCGAAACGATGGTGGCTAAGCAAGAAAATAAGCCACTTGAAACAATGGGTATGTCTATGAACACAGAGACTACGCCCCAAACAGACCACTATATGGAGGTCTTCATGGGTGAACACGTCACGTCCCTGCGAGATTTATTTCGCAGGTACTGTTTCCACACTGCCTGGAAACTCCCAATTAACCAAACTGGAACGAAAATTTCCACAATTCGGAACAAGGTTCGACCATTTTACCGTGCTAGTTACGCTAATAATGGTGATGGTGTTCTAGATTATACTGATTCGTTCGGTAATTCTAGATCCATTAATCCTGTTCCAACTTTTCCTCTCACATATTGCATGCCTGCGTTCGTTGCATGGCGAGGTGCGATTCGTCGAAAGGTTATTAACAATAACGATACCGGAGGCAACATGAGATTCATGTGCGCTCAGCGTGAACCATACGCTAGCTTTAAACCCGGTTTAATCGAACAAAATCCTACTAATGTAGTCGACTTCACTCGAACAGTCGATTTAGCTAGGAAATCCTATTTGGGTACCGAACTGACGTCAACACGTCTAACTGGTCTGGTAGAATTTGAAAGTCCATTTTACCAGAATGCCCGCTTCCGTCCCACCCAGACGTTAGCAGTAGATTCCATCCAATCCGAAGGATACCAAGTGATGAATCTCAATCAATCAAGTCAGCCATCTACAGCCGAGACATTTATGCTCGACTATGTGGCAACCGGTGAAGATTTCACCCTGTTTTGGTTTCTGAATGTTCCTAGAATGTTTAGATATGACTTCCAAAACGACCCCCAATAATTTAATTCCGTTCTCGAACGGAATGTCTTTTTACGCCTGGTAGGCATTGATGATACCAGGAATAGGTCAGGACCCGACCGAACGGCAAGACGCTATAAAGAATGCCGACGTGTGTCCCTCCT